CTTGATTTAAATCTCTTATATAACCATTTAATTCTGTTATAAATATTGATGAATTAAAGTTTGGATTAAACTCACCTCTATCTCTTGTAATATCCCAGAACTGATTAAATCTATATTTTTGTTCTACTTTACTATATAGTATTTCTATATCTGCTCCTGTAATAGAACCTATCTCTACGAAAGCGTCACCACTCATTTCCCAAGACTTTAATCCTCCAAGCGACTCAGACCAACCACCACTTGATTTAGTTGTTGAATCTCTCAAATCCATACTCATTGATAATGAAGCTGAAGTTGCGTGTGCTACTGCTTGTAAAGAACCACCTGTAGTTACTGATAATACAATATCTGTTGCGTTACTAATTGCCATTTTATTTAGTTTTTAATTATTAGACAGTTAAAAATTATGTTTTTGTAGAACTTTTCAGCACTCTTAAAATATTCATCATCTAAGGTTTCAAACCTAAACTTTGCAGTATAAGATATGCTATCTTCGGTGTAAGTCACCTCAAACAAATCTAAAGCCTCTACAGCAGCTTTAGCTTGATTGTATGTTGTTAAGTAGTCATCAGAGAAACAAGCTATTCTTATCGAAACATCGCAAGAATCTAATGAACTTCCTTTTGAAATAAAATTACTTACATTCATTATCTCGAATGTAGTCGCTGGATATACTACGCCTTGAGGTATAATAACAGGAAACACTTTATCGCTTCCGTTAGCAGTTGTAAAAGCTGATGTGGCTTCTAACTTAGTTACTATTTGTTTTCCTATTACTGCGAACATATTTTACTTAAATCCAGCTTGTTTAATCATTTTGTCTAGCATCTTCATCACATCTCTTTGTGCTGTGTTTGCTATATCTGTTCCCTTTTGGTCTACAACCTCTTTTGGGAAATCGTGCATAGGTTCTATTCGACCTACTGACTTTCCGCTTTTGTGAAACCTCTCTTTAGTTCCCTCAATTAACATCGCAGGAAGGTTTTTACTCTTCTTGCCTTTAACCCAAGTAGGATTAAGTCTTTTTATTATAGTACCTACATATATGCTTGGGAATTTAGACTGTTTAGCTGTTTTTAAGCCGATTGAGTCTGCTATTGATTTCCCTACTATTTTAGTTTTAGTCGAAGCATCATATCTTTGACCTGGTACTTTATTCTTTGTTCTGTACTTATATTTACCTTTTAAAGCCTTTTTAGCCTTCTGAGCTGCTGGTCTTAGAGATTTGTTAACTAACGACCTTGACTCTTTTACTGAATAACCTAGCTTTTTTAAAGTACTTTTAACTTCATTTAAGCCTTCTACCTTTATTGTGTTATTGTTAGGTTTTGGCATAATTAAAGTTTTTTATACTGGTGATGCAGTTGGTAAATCTTGCTTTACAAAAATTTCAATAAACTCTTTTCTAGGGTCTACAACAAATCCTATTATATCAAACTTATCACCCGTATCAACCTCTTCTAAAATCCAATTAGACTTTATAGTCTTTGTTTGTGTAGAGTATCTAATAGTGTAAACAAATCTCGAATAAGATTGTAACTCGTTACCCTCAAACTTCTCCTTAACATCTCTAAGCGTCTTTACATTCTTATTAGCCCATACAGTTGCTTGAGTAGATAGGCTACTTGTAATACCACCAAAAGCATCTTGCGATGCAGTTTTTGATTTAAGGATGATGCGTTTGTTAAACTCACCAGCTTGTATTTTACTTATGAAAGCCATCTAGTGATAACATTTATAAGGTTGAAGTAATATCTCAGAAGCCATTGGAAATCTTCGTTTCCTGTCCTCTCTAAAATAGTACATATCGCTTACGATTAATTTAATCGCTTGTTTAATAGCATCAGGTACATCTGTAGCTTCATCTCCAAAACCTGTCTTAAATTCAATCCAAAATGAATTAGCTGAATCTTCTTTTAATTTAGGGATTGTGAAATTGCTATTTAAGTAAGCTATAGATGGATTAGAATAAGCATCAATATAAGCCTCTGTTGACTCTTGTTCTGTTCCACCTGAATCTATCCAATGAATTGGTTTGTTAGACCCTTGAGTCTTTAAAACACAATCAGGGAAAATTAAAGATGCTTGCGATACTACAGAATTAAAGTATAACTTATATTCGTGTGTAATAAAGTGGCGATTACAATAGTGTTCAGCCATCTCTGTTGCAGCATCTATATATAATCCCAATAAAGTATCTTCATCCGAACTGTCAATTCTAAGGTGAGATTTAATATCAGTAACCGAAACTACCTTAGTAGTTGGGTTTTCCACTAGAACTAAATCACCTTGTGTGTTTGTATTTGGATTAAGATACATATATTGAGTTATAAAAAGAGTAATAAAAGGAAAGCCCCGAAGAGCCTTCCTATATATTTAATAGTAATTATTATGCAGATTTCAATAAAGAAACAGCTTTAACAAATCCTGCTCCATCAGAAACACCCCAGTCCATATATTGATTAAGAACCAATCTAGTCTGACCGTTTACTGCTACAGAATAAGGGTCTACCATAATATCTAATCCACCGAACATTCCTAGGTATAATTTAGAGAAGTCACCGAAGTAGAAATCAGCTGATGCAACACCAGTTTTAGTACAACCATTAGTGAAGTAAGTAGGGTAGCCATTAATTAAAGAACCTTGCATACCTGGTGTAACAGAAGCAACTTGAGCAGAACGCTTTAAGTCAGCCATCAATGAAGGGTGAGCAACATAAGCTAAGTTCCCTACAAGTCCACCTGCTTCAGCTAAAACAGTTTCAGCCTCAACAAAATCATTCATAATAGAAGCGTTTGGTGCATAAGGAGCAGCCTCAACAAATACACCTGTAGTTAATTGACCTAAAGAAGTAGGTGCGCCTGAAACATTTGCTGTAGAGAATATAGCTGCATCCATTTTTTGTGCTGTTGCACGACCTAAGTCACGAATGATAGCTTGCTCTGCTGCTGCTCCGTTTTGTAACAATAATTGCTTAGAGATGTTTACATAAGAAGCTAAACGAGTTGGAGTCAATTCAACTTTTCCGAATTGCGCACCACCATCTGCTGCTGCATCAACCTCACCTTCCCACTCTACAGCAGAAGCTCCCGTAACAGGGATTGTAGTATTAGCACTTAAACCAGTTAGTATAGTAGCACCAACTTTGTCAAATACAGATGCTTCTCTCATTGCATCAGCAAATCCTAATACATTTGTAGGAGCGATAGCTGAACCACCTTGAGTAACATTAGCACGAGATTCCAACATAAAAGAAGGAATACCTAATCCGTTAATTGTACGACCTGCTGAACGTGCTTCGTTTACAGCTTCTTCGTGCATTTCACGCTCTAAACCTTCTAACTTCCCGTTAGTAAAGTCATTTACAGCCTTAAAGAAAGAGAAGTTTCTTACTTCTTTTTCGTTACTTGGTGCTTGTGTAGATGCTTTAGAAGCAATCTCAGCGTTTAATTTTTCTTGACGCTCAACAGTTTCAATGTTTTTAGCCAATTTGTCAATAGACTCCATTTTGTCATTGTAAGAAACTTGCTCAGACTCGTTAAAGTCACGTTCCTCAGTTTTACAAAGCTCTAACATATTGTTAGCCTCTGTGATTAAATTTGCTCGTTCTTGACGAAGCTCTACAGAATTTTTCATATCCGTTTTTTTAGATTTAATTCGTTTTGTAAATAATTAATTACCCTAAGTGATTCCTCACCTTTATTGTCGCACTCTTTTTGTTCTTCAACAACCTCATCTTGTTTGATTTCGTTTAAGGCTCTTAAAGCAACATCAGTATTGGCATAAGCACCAACACCTACAATAGAAACATCAAACAATCTTCCGATTTTAGTTATGTTTCTTTTATATACATCATCCTCTTCACTCCATTCATCTTCTTCTACCATAAAGGCAAATGATGATTCATAAAGCAAACCTCTACGCATTAGCTCTGCGACATCTCTACCCGTAGAAGTGTTTGGTAATGTACCATCGTATCTTAAACCTCTTTCATCAACTGAAAGTTTTAACGTACCACCTTGGTTTCTATCTAAGATAGCGTTCATATCGTGGTTGTAAGTTAAGATTACGTTATCATCTAATCGACCATCAAAAGCACCACGAGATATAGTTTCGTAAAATCCTAAATCTCTACTTTCGTGTTCAAATAGCGAAGCGTACCCACTAACATTGATTACGTCTGAACTTTCATCCATCCGAACCTCGCAGTCAGTAGAGTAAACTCTAATTTCTTTATTATTATTATTATTCTTCATCTTCATTAATGTTTTTGTTAAGTTCCTCTCTTGATGTAGATTCTCCTAATCGGTTTATAGGTAGCATATTAGATTGCATATAGAAATCTTCAGATGCTCCACCTACACTATTTAAGTCCTCAAGTTTTCTAACCTCATCAGGTGACATAACACCAATATTAACTAAAGTTCTATAGTAATCAGCTCTAGCCTTAGAATCACCTCTAAGTATAGCTGTTAAATTAAATTTAAAGTACTCTGTTCCTCTGTTTTTAAAAGGAACGAGTTTAGCGTTCAATTCAGATTCAATACGCTTAATCCAAGGCGTGATAGTGTGTACCACAAAGTCGATTTGCTGTGCCTCGATATTAGAGTAGGTAGCGTTAGATAAATCGTTAACGAGATGGTTAGGTACTCTGAAGATACGACAAATATCAGAGATTTGATATTGTCTACTTTCAATAAACTGAGCTTGATTATTCGGAATAGTTCTAGCTTGGAAATCCATTCCCTCTTCAAGAATAGCAGTTTTACCTGTATTATTTGTTCCTGAATAGTTGTTAGACCAAGACTCTCTAAGTCGTTTTGCTGTTTCAGGTTTAAGAGTTCCTGGGTGTTTAAGAATACCTCCTAGCTGTGAACCATTCTTAAAGTAAGAACCTGCGTGCTTGTCTAAAGCTAAGGCTATACCTAAATTTTCAGCAGCCATTTGTATAGGAGATTTTCCCTCTATACCACTCGTTGATAAACCTTTAACGTGAATCATATCTATCCCTTTAACTCGACCAAGTTTAGGATAAATGTTTTCTGAATCGCTTTGAGTTATATCGTAAAAAACTTCCCTTCCTTTCGGAGATATATAAACATCGACATCATTGCATTGGATTGGGTGAAGTCCGATAGGGAAACCTCCGTTGTTACGCTCAATATAAGCATAAAAATTACCATCTAAACTTAAATCCACCATTGCTCGCTCAAAAAACATAAACGAATTAAATAGTGGTGATGGTTGTTGACCTATAAGGGCGTTTAGGGGATTGTCAGATTTGACCTTCTTTTGATTGTTCTCATCTTTTTCATAAAGTGAAATAGGAAGGGAAGCTATAGTTTCAGATAAAACTCTAACACAAGACCATACTGCTGAAACTCGAAGGGCTTGTTCTTTAGATACTATTTCGCCTGAAGAGTTATCAAAAGTAGTACCTAAAATAGTTTGACCATAGATACTTCTCTTCTCTGAATCAGAGGAATTGTCTTTTCTTCTTAAAAAATCAAATATACCCAAATCTGTCGTTTTGTAAATAGTATTACATTAGTAAATAGTAAAAACACTCAAAGTATGAACTAATTTTCAATACTTTTTTTGATATTTTTTAAACATTTAGCTAATTTCTTGTACACATAACGAGTACTAACACCATTAATTGTTGCTATTTCTTTTATTTTTAATCCATATTCAAACCTAAGATATGCTATATTATCATCTATTTTAAGCATATTTACCCACAATTCATCAGGAAGTTTATCGTAATCATCATAAATAAAGGCTGTTTTAGGCTCTTTAATGCGATAAGTATTGTGAAATGGACTTGTGTTACTTAAAACTTGATTTGTAACTATACGAGCCACGAAAAATCGAAATTGGTTTGTTTCGTACAAAGATTGTATAGTTTCCTCCATTTGAGATAGAAGAATAAGAGAAACATCTTGAACTAAATCATCAATTAGATGTAAATCTTTATTGTTAGCCAAAACACTTGCACAAATATCTTTAATCGTGCTTTGCTCTTGAACTATTATTTGATTCTTAGATAAAGAATATTTCTTTTGTGTCATAACCTGAACTTCCACCATTTTTGTTTTGCATAGCCTCGCTTAATCCCATTATACAAGAAATGATACCATCAATCTTTTCATTAGATTTAGATTTATCGGGTTTTACATTTCCAGCGGCATCGTAAGTTAGTACGATGTTAGACATCATCCACCTTAACACAGGATTACCTCCGTGCCTCATTTTACCACTAAGGACAAGCGATTCAAATTCTTTTGTTGCTGGACTCATAGTTTTATATCCTTGCCCTACAGGAATCATAGGACAACCTTCTTCAGTTAGGTCTATTACAATCTGTGAAGCGTTCCACCTATCGTAAGCTATCATTTGTATATCGTATATCTCGCTTAAATCTCTAATCTTTTGCTTAATGTAATTATAATCACAAACATCACCAGGAGTAAGAGTAACGTGACCCTCTCTAGCCCATTTTGAGTAATTTACCTTATCTCGCTCTGAGCGTTTGTGAGCGTTCTCTTCAGGTATAAAGTTATATGAAATAATATCGTAACCACCATCTTCATCAGGAAAAAGTAAAGATAGTGAAGTAATATCTCTTGTAGATGCTAAATCTAATCCAGCGTAACAAACT